CAGTAACATCTCTAAGATTAATAATTCTATTATCAGTTGTATCGTGATTGATATGATCTACTTGATGTTTAGGCCAACAACCATAATAATATAGCCAAATTATACGATGTGCTAAGTATCTTTTACCAAAGATACGAGCTTCCATAGCTCCAATTCTTCCATGTTTTGAACGATAGTCTTTACTTTTAGTAGTAAATGCTTCTTTACCAGACCATTGGGCGTTCCATTTACGTGCATCAACTTCATTTTTAAAATATTTTGAAGGTCTTTCTCTCCAAAAAAGTTTTCCAGTATTAGGATTATAGTATAATAATTCTCTAACTATTTCAGCAGTAAGTTCCATAGTAATCTCCTTATCCTTCACAAGCAAGGCACTCATCTCCAGATGCCAATGCTTCCATATCTAACTCATTAATAATCTGTCGTTCAATCTTACGACTAACTTTGTCAGCCTTACCAATCTTTTCTGAACGACAATAGTACATAGTCTTTAGTCCTTTCCTCCATGCCATGTAGTGTATAGCATGTAGATACTTAATCTCAGCATCAGGTCTAAAGAATACATTAAGAGATTGTGATTGGTCAATGTATTGTTGTCTGTCTGATGCGTGTTCTATAACCCATCGTTGATCTATTTCCATAGCAGTTTTAAATACTTCTTTTTCTTCGTCAGATAACAATCTGAGATGTTGTACAGAACCATCGTTAGCTATGATACTAGACCATATACGATCATAATTTAACTTAGTATCTTCTTTACACTTAGTCTTAATAAGCTTGTCTAAGAACTTGTTTTTATTTAAGAAAGATCCACTAAGAGTATCTTGTCTATAAGCGTTAGCCCTCCAAGGTTCTATTGATGGAGAAGTATTGCCCATGATAATAGAGCTAGAAGCATTAGGTGCAATAGCCATAACATGACTACATCTTAGTCCTGTGCCTACAGCATCAGGAGCCTCACCTCGTATTGAAGCTAAACTTCTATTAGCTTGATCCAAACCTTCTCTAATATGTTTAAACATTCTAATGTTGTGAGACTTAGCTAACGCACAATCAAATGGGATACCTTTGCTCTGTAGATATGCGTGAAATCCAAGTGCTCCCACCCCGACACTGCGCTCTTGTTTCGCACTATAACGAGCACGACGAATAGTATCAGGAGCGTTGAGAATAAAATTTTCCAAAACATTATCTAACATCTCCAGAGTATCTGATAAAAACATTTTATCTTTTGACCACTCATCAAAGTATTCTAGATTAACAGAAGACAAACAACATACAGCAGTTCTATCTTCTGATGTAGGAAGAATAATCTCTGAGCAAAGATTAGACTGATTTATTTTTAATCCTTTTTGTTTTAACCACGATGGCATCTCAGCATTAGACTTATCTATAAAATGTAAATAAGGCTCACCTGTTTGCATACGCATCTCAAGTATACGCTGCCACAGTTCTTTAGCTGAAACAACATCACGTATTTCTTTACTATGTGGATCAACTAAATCCCATGAATCATCAGCAAATGGATTAACCATGCAGTGTTCAAGAACACCCATAAACTCATCTGATATATTAATACCATGATGCATATTAAGACAACGAAAGTTTTGATCTCCAGTTGGTTTACGCATCTCAAGAAACATAAGTATGTCTGGATGAGATATATCTAGATAAGCAGCGTAACTACCTCTACGAGTTCTACCTTGTCTATATGCTAGACTTGATGCGTCATACATCTTGAGGTGGGGCATAACCCCTGTGGATTTGTCGTCTGACGAGCGTATGCCAAAACCAACGCCAACACCACCACCAAGCATAGAAAGCCAATTAGTCTCACTTAAATTCTCCACTAACCCCTGAGAGCTATCATCAATATAATTAAGATAGCAAGAAATAGGAAGCCCACGTTTAGATCGTCCATACGATAGTATAGGCGTTGAATACGAAAGCCAATGTTTTGAAGCATACTCATACAATCTTTGAGCATGATCTTTATCAGAACCAAAACAGCTAGATACATAAGCAAACCTCTCCTGTGGTGAGATCTCATCGTCCATCATGTAAGCCTCTTTAAGACGAGTGATCCCTAACTCATCAAAAAGATTGTCTCTCTCAGGAGAGATTGTAATACCATCTTTAATCATTTGCCCCTACTCATTGTAGTATAAATCTAAAATCATTTCTGCGTAGTGTATTACTTTTTCTATGTCTTTTCTACCCTCCCCTTTTGTACGATGTCTTGTTATATACTTAACAATATTACCCTCACAAAATGTTAAGTTATTTTTTTCTATATATTCTATGGGCTGTATCGCACAATCTTTGTAGTGATCTCCACCTATTTGTTTTTCTAGTGATGATTCCTCTCTCATTTTTCTAAGTATATATTCATCTCGTGATTCGTTTCTTTTAGACATGTTCCCCTCTATAAAAAAGAATGTAACTTTTTTCTCATCTCTGTATTATCTTTTGATGTAACAGCTTTAACAGCAAAAGTTCTTATTGTTTTAGGATCAACGCCAGCTAATTCACAAGTGTAAACAAAGTTCTCACATGTAACACCAATAGAGGCAAAGACCCATGCATGAGCTTGATCTCTCAGCAAAGATGTTTCTACTGTTTCATTATCATCTTTAGGTTTAGATAAGTCAAGCAGTGCTCTTAAAATAATTGCTAAGTTCAAACTTCGATCAGGATCTTTTCCTGTTAAATCATATAAAGATTCTTTTTGTTCTAATTCATCTTCCATCTGGAGGTTCTTGTACTGGCCTATAAAATTTACCTCCTACATAATTATTGTAGAAGGCTGGTTCATCTGTCCCCTCTAGGGTTGCTGTTAATACATGGTTTATTACTTGATAGTAACATTCATAGTATTTTAAACTTCTTTTATTTTTACATTCACAGATAATCTCAAATTTAAATTTACGTTTACCTAAGTTTTTTATATCTTCATTTAAGTATTTACTAGATCCTGTATATACTTTCCAATTAGACTCTACCTTTTTACCTTTTCGAGTTATGAAATATTGTTTACAACCTATGTAAGATTTTTTTGTTTTCTTGTTTGTTATTTTATAAACGAAACCAAAGTGTGTATTTGGATCTGGTTTCTTACGATACTTCCAATGCATATACTTCTTCTACATCTGGTTCTTTTTCTACGTGTGTTAAAAACCTGTTACCTTTTGAATATTTAAATACACGTAATCCTTTACCTTTATTAGAGTCAGACCAACATGTTTGCTTATGACTACAATAGACACAACCAACAGAAAGCTTACGATTACCAGACTTGCCATCAGGTATATCAGCATAACACTTATCAGGCAAACTATTTTTATTAACGACATCTTTAAGATGTTTGACTCTTGCTGTTGCATTGATCATATCCATCTGATGTATTTTAGATAAGCATATCTCTCCAGTAGATTTATTTATAGCAAGAAATGCTGCACTATCTATATCATTAGCTTGTGCGTAAGCAGATACTTGAGCAACGTAACCAAAAGGATCATCTTCTAATAAATTATTTCTTTTAAATTTATCAAAACCAAAACCACTGGCAGACTTGCAGTCAACAAGAACACCATCAATAACAGAGTCTTGATGACCAGCTACACCATCAATGTATACTTCTTTTTGTTGATCTTTAACTTCATGCCCTGCAATAGTGGAGAACAAAAGTAAAAGCTCTTCTAAAATATA